AGAACTTGGTGAATTAGAATTAAAGTCTATGATAGTTGATGAGGAATATGCTATAATTGGAGATAGACTTGCTTATTCTACAATAGAGTCAGCTGAAATAGCAGCTGAAGACTTTGGGTGTCAAGGTCATCACGAACACGAGTTTGAAGGAAGAATATGGTATATGCCTTGCGAAAAGCATTCTTTAAAATTACCTTGTCAAGAAGGGTATGAGCAAATAGGAATGAAAGATAAAAACGGTAGAAAAGTACCTAATTGTGTACCTATAAAATAATAATTTATGGCAAGAAGATTTAAAACTCCTGGAAACGCAACTCCAAGATCAAATAGAAGAGGATGTTTATGTGCTAATGGTACTTATTCAATAAAGTGTTGTGATGGATCATTACAGGCTCAAGGAGTAGGAAAAATATATGGAGACGGAGTATTGTTATTAGAATCAGGAGGTAACATACTACAAGAAAACGGTAACAATATAAAATTATAAATAATGTCAAAAAAAATATCACAATTAAACGCAGTATCATCAGTTCAGCCTAGTGATGTTCTTGCTGTAGTTCAAGGAGGAGAAACTAAAAAAGCTACAGTAAGTCACTTAGAGAACTATTTAGTTCCTAGCAATATTACAGTATCTGATGGAGATACAGTAAATTTATCAGATTCTACTTATTCTGATTCTATGCTTATAAGATTATCTTGGAGTGGAGCTAATGGAACTATGACTTTAAACTTACCTTCTGCTTCAGACAATACTAATAGACTTATGAGATTTATTTCTAACGGAGGATTTAACAATGCGACAAGGGTAGAATTAACTCCTATAAACTCAGAAACATTAGATGGCTCTACAAGCGCTTATGTAATCAATAAAGAGTTTGAAGGTATACAAGTATGGTCAGACGGCGTTGAATGGTTTATAATTCAGAAAAAAGCTTAAAAATACAACAGAAAGATAATTAATTAATTAACTATATATAAAATTTTATTATGAAAGCAAGTGAAATCGTAGAAAAATTCAAGAATGTCCTTCTTAGTGAAGAAGACAATTCTAAAGCTCCTAAAATGGAAGCTAAAAGTGATGCTTCTGAAATAGAAGTAAAAGAACAAGAAGTTGTTCTAAGTGAAGAAATCAAAGAAGTAGAAAACGTTGAATCAGAAACAGAATTATCTGATGAAGTTGAAGCTTCTTATGATGACAAGAAAAAATTAGAAGAGGATGAAATTATCGAAGAGGTAAAAGAGAACCCGATGGATAAATACGCTACTAAAGAAGACCTAGAAAAAGCTATGGCAGAAATGAAAGCTCTAGTAGACAGTCTTAAGATGCAAGAAGATATGCCTGAAGTTCCTGAGCAACTATCTTCTCAAGAACCAGCTGTTGAGCCTATTGCTCACGATCCTGAATCTTCTGTAGAGAAAAAGAACATTAATCTTTATGCTCAGAAAAGACCTCAAACTATAATGGATAGGGTTTTAAGTAAAATATCATAAATACTAATAAATTAAATAAATAATAAAAAATGGCTACTACAACTTCAATTACAAGTACTTATGCTGGAGAGTTTGCTGGAAAGTATATCTCTGCTGCATTATTATCTGGTTCTACTATAGACAATGGTGGAATTACAGTAAAACCAAACGTAAAGTTCAAAGAAGTAATGAAAAAAGTTTCTTCTAGTGGACTAATTGCTAACGCTTCTTGTGACTTTGCTGATACAGGCACAATCACATTAACTGAAAGAATACTTCAACCAGAAGAATTCCAAGTTAACATAGAGCTATGTAAGAAAGACTTCCGTTCAGACTGGGAAGCTATTCAAATGGGATATTCTTCATTTGATCAATTACCTCCTAAATTTAGTGATTTCTTAATCTCTCACGTTGCTGCTAAAGTTGCTGAGAAGACTGAGCAAAACATTTGGAGTGGTACTGATGCTACTGCTGGTGAATTCGATGGATTCTCTACTTTATTAGCTGCTGATGGTGATGTTATCGATGTAACTGGATCTGCAATTACTTCTGCTAACGTAATTGCTGAACTAGGTTCTATCGTAGATGCAATTCCATCTTCATTATATGGAAAAGAAGATATGTATGTATATGTATCTCAAAACATCGCTAGAGCTTATGTAAGATCTTTAGGTGGATTTGGTGCTTCTGGATTAGGTGCTGCTGGTACAAACTCTCAAGGAACTCAATGGTGGAACAATGGTTCATTAAGCTTCGATGGTGTAAAACTATTTGTTGCTAATGGATTAGCTGATGACACTGCTGTTGCAGCTGAAAAATCTAACTTATTCTTTGGAACAGGATTATTATCTGACCACAACGAAGTGAAAGTTATCGATATGGCTGACTTAGATGGATCTCAAAATGTAAGAGTAATTATGAGATTTACAAGTGGAGTTCAATACGGAATTGGATCTGATATCGTTTACAGAGTAAACGCTTAATAAATAAGATAGATGTTTAACAAAAGGGCGGTTAACGCCGCCTTTTTAATATAAAAAATAATAATATGAGTTGCGATTTAACACAAGGAAGACAAAGACCGTGTAAAGACTCAGTAGGAGGTATAAAAGCCGTTTATTTCATTAACTACGGAACAACAGATGTTGTTTATGATGGTGTTAATACAGATGAAATTGATGGACTTGGAACTGGACTTTCTGCTTTCAGATACGATCTTAAAGGCAATTCTAATTTAGAACAAACAATTAATTCTTCTACCGATACGGGAGGAACATTTTTTGAGCAAGTTCTAACATTAGTTTTACCTAAATTAACATTAAAAGACCATAAGGAAATTAAATTATTGTCTTTTGGAAGACCACACGTTATTGTAAAAGATAATAACGATAACTACTTTTATGTAGGTAATGAACACGGAGCTGATGTAACTGGTGGAACTATTTCTACTGGATCTGCAATGGGAGACTTAAGTGGATACAATTTAACTTTATCTGGCCAAGAAAGACAGCCTGCTAACTTTATTTCTGTTACTGCTGAAACAGATACTCAGTTGACTTTAGGAGATGCAAGTACAATTACTATTGTACCTGGACTTGCTACTGATGTAGATGTTGATGATGATCCATCAGGAATACCTGGAGGAGAAAACTAATCAATCTTCAATATGTATAAAAGCCTCACTTTTCAGTGGGGCTTTTTTATTTAAAACAAAATAGGTTTTTTTTGATTATCTATATATGATAATACTATTACCGGTATCGACTTCACAAACAATTAAGATTGTACCTAGATCTTATTTAGAAGATAGTAATGTTCAATTAAAAATAACTGAAGACGGTACTAGAAAAACAGAAACACTAACAGGTTTAACTGCTACTTATAGCGGTAACTTTATAGAAGTACCTTGTACATTCAGTATTTTGTCTGAGAGTAAAATGTACTACATAGAGGTAACAAGATCAGGAAGTCTATTGTACAGAGATAAAGCTTATTGCACCGCTCAAACAGATAGAACTATTCCTCATACATTAAACACAGGAAAGTATGATGAACACGATGCTTCCCCTTCAGGACAAAAATATATAACAATATAATATGGCTAAAAAGAAAACATATAAAAATAATATTAGAGTTGTTAATCTTCAAGGTTATACTACACCAGAAATAAAAGAACACTATAACAGAGATTGGGTAACTTACGGAGAAAATAATAATTATTTTGACAACTTAATAAACCTTTATTTAAGTAGTCCAACAAATTCTTGTTGTATAAACGGTATTGTAGATATGATCTACGGTAGAGGTATAGAGGCTACAGATAGTAGAGAAAAGCCTGAAATGTATGCTAGAATGAAAGATCTTGTAAAAGGAGATCAAGTGAAAAGAGTTGTAAATGATTACAAATTACTTGGACAAGCTGCAATGCAAATTATTTATAACAAATCTAAAACAGCTATAACTAGTATTACTCATTTTCCTATGGAAACTATTAGAGCTGAAAAAGCAGATAAAGGACAAATAAAAGGATATTATTATCATCCTAAATGGGCTGATATGAAAACAAGTGACAGTCCTAAAAGAATACCTGCTTTTGGTTACGGAAGTAAAAGTGAATATAGAGAGCTTTACGTCATTAAACCCTATAGATCTGGTTTTTATTACTATGCTCCAGTTGACTATCACGGATCCTTACAATACTCTTCTTTAGA